TTAGAGCCCGCGTCGTCCCCGTCCGACGGCGCGGGCCACCAACGCCGAGACCTGGGCTTCCGATCTGCGGAAACTCTCCAGATCGCGGGCCACCACATTCACCACGATCGACTGCGGTTGTTGAGTGCCCGACGGGGTGCCGGCCGCGACACCTAGGCGCCCGTCAGCACCGCGTCGAAGTGGCATAACCGCCTCAGGCCCCTCCTCGCCCATAAGGCCAAGCCCTCCTCCACCGCCGGGGAGAGGAAAAAAGGCTGGAGAGGCCACCACACCGCCCTTGGCAAAGGGCGTTATGCTTGAAAGCGTTCCAGTCACCCCTGCCGACAGGCTGCCGGCGATCGCGCTGGACATTTGGCTGAGCATAGTCCCGGCAAGTCCTTCCAGAGGTGCCAGCGCGTTTGTCACCAGCCTGCTCGAAACCGTCAGCGCAATTGATTTCATCACGCTTTCCAGCGACTTGCCATCAACGACCGCGGCCTTGAGGCCAGTTGTCAAGAGCTTTGAAAAATCCGCGGCCGAACGGTTGATCGCCTCAAGCTGACGGGAAAACGCAACCAGGTCGTCTAGCGGGACATCCAATCGGGTCTGATCATCTGCCATGACGGTTCATACCTGTTCCTCGATGCTGTTCGTGCCCTGAGGCGTGTCCGGAAACCGGCACAACAACGCCCCAAAGGTGGCGCGTGTCAGCGGCGAATACGTGCCGCCCCCTAGCGCCAGCCAGAGTTCGCGCGGTGTGGCTGCCCAGAAATCTGACGGTGTCCAGCCGAGCCGGATGCTGGCTGCATAAAGGCAGGCGGCCCAGGGGAAAGCCGCAGGGTTCACGTGGTCGCCTGCGGCATAGGAGGGTTTTCGGAAATTCCCTCATGGTCGGGCGGGATGTCTTCAGGCTGGGGATCAGGCCCGGGCGGTGTTGTCTTTTCAGAAGTTGCGTCTTGATCCTCCCCAAACGTCGCCTTGAGAAGATCGGCGGCAATCGCAGCATATCCCGGTGCCCCACCAACTGTGGTCATGGACGCCACCTGGTCGTCTCTGACGTCGTTGCCGGCGCCTCGCAAGCCCGCTCCGAGAACCGCAATGATGTCTCCGGCCGACAGGCTGCCCGAGGCGAACCGGCTGACAAGGGCGTTCAGGTTGCCGCAGGCGAAGCGGTCTTCCAGTTCGGCAAGCGCGCCGAGCGTCAGAACCAGCACCCATGACCGGCCATCAAGCTGTGCTTCGATCTCGCCGCGAAGTCGATTAGGCATCCAAATCCCTCCAAGATCATGCCGTGGCAAAGGTCAGCTCCCCGGCCGATTCCAGCGCCAGTTCGTAAGTCACTTCGGCATCAAACCGCCCGGCGTACTCAAGCGCGGTGATCTGAAAAAGACCTTCCAGCGTGCCGAAATCGGGTATCACCACCTGCCACGGCCGGATTGTGCCGTCGAAAAAGAGCTGACGCACCGCGGCGTCGCTCGCCGCGTCGCGAAAGAGCCCGGAGCCTGACAGGCTCGCGGCACGTGTGCCCGCACCTTCCAGAAGCTCGCGCCAGCGGCCAAGGCTTTCGGTGGTGGTCACATCGACCGGACTGGCATTGAGCGCGATGCGCCTGGCCCGAAGGCCGGCAACGCTCTGAAAGCTGCCAGTCCCGGCCTCGTCGAGTTTCAAAAGGAGATCGCGACCCCTCTGGGCGGTCATGGCGCTGTTCCTCCAGGTTTATATGTGCGGTTCGGTAACCGCCCTCAGAACGGTTTCGGTGCGGTAGCCCCGGCCGTCCTTCAGCCGTTGACTGGCAACGGACACCGCAGTGAGATCGACCAGATAATGGCCGCTTACTGCCGGTGAAGTGGCCAAAAGGGCCGTCACTGCGGCTTCTGCGAGTGCGGCCGCCTGGTCACGGCTTTCCCCGCGCGCTGCAGTTTCAAGGCGCACATCATGCACCTCCCCCGCCGGTTCGCCAGGGAACATCGCCCTGCTATCGATTCGGCCAAGCGACACATAAGGAAAGACGGCGGCCCGGGGCGCGCCATCATGGACATCGCCCTCACCGAGAAGGGCGGCCACATCGGGAGCGGTCTTGAGCACGGCGATGAGCCCGCTGCGCAACGCCAACTGGGCGGAGCTCATCGGCCTTCCTCCTCGGCAAGGCAGCGCAGCCAGACACCGCGCCCGTCCGGGTCACCGGCGGCAAGAATACGGAACAGGCGCTCTCCCCAGCGGATCTGCCAGCCACCTACAACATCGCTCCGGTATCGGATCCTTATTTCATGCGTCGCCACGCCGTCATTGCGGCCACCGACAGCGATCTCGCGCAAGGAGAGCTGTCTAACCGCGGCAAAGACGGGTCCGGCAGAAACAAACGCCAGGACGGCCTCCCCGGTCGCCTGAACCGTTCGGAGCGGCTGTTCCAGCTGAACTTCGGCACGAAGGGTGCTCGGACCGGTCACAGCCGGGCCACCTTGAAGGGCGCGCACAGCCGCCCGACCTCACCCGGGATGCTGCCCGCCAGCGCCGCCGCATCGGCTTCGCGGTACTCGAACCAGTGGGCGGCCAGAAGTCGGATCGCCTGGCGCAGGGCGTCCGGCACATCCTCGGTCGCCGGACCATATCCGGCGGTGAATTCGATCTCGATGCCGTTCATGGCAGTGTCGGTAGATCCTACCCCAAGCGCAGGCTTCAGCCGCGCCGGCACCGCTGCCAGATCCGCATGCCAACTGCCCGGATCAAGAGCTGTCGGCAATCCGCTGGCATCGTAAAGGGTAATGCCGTCGACCGATTGCACCGGCCCGGGCCCCAGCAGCACCAGCCGGCCTTCCGGCCAATGATCCAGAAACTTGCGCCAGCCTTGACTGATCAGGGCCCGCCGGGTGAGGCCTTCCACATGGGCGCGTGCTGCGCGGATCTGAGCCGCAATCAGATTGTCCTCGCCGGTTGCCGACAAACGCAACTGGGCATGCATGTCGGCCAGCGAAACCGGCTCCACGGCCGGCGGCGTCACCAGAACAGCGGTCATTTGGTCCTCGCATTCTTCAAAAAAAGACGCCGGAACTTCAAAAGCTCCGGCGCCAGGTGGGGAGGATGGGAGGGCCACAACAGGTGACGTGCCCCTAGTGGGACGCTTTGGCGCTCAAAGCGTGCCGATGTGCGACATTGAGCGGTTGTCCCTCATGCGGTCAGGCGGAGGACTCACGCCGAGAAGGTCAGGAACTTGATGGCATCGAAGTCCTGGACGCCGCCGCCGACCCGCTTGGTGGTGTAGAAGAGCACATAAGGCTTGGCCGAATAGGGATCGCGCAGGATGTTGACCCCCATGCGGTCGACCACCAGGTAGCCGCGCTTGAAATCGCCGAAGGCGATCGCGGGTGCATCGATGGCAATGTCCGGCATGTCTTCAGCTTCAGTTACCGGGAAGTTCAGCAAGGTCGCCGGAGCCTCGGCGCTTGCCGGCGGCTGCCACAGGTAATTGCCGTCGGCGTCCTTCAGCTTGCGGACAGCCGCCTGCGTGCGCCGGTTCATGACAAACCCCGCGTTCTGCCGGTAACCGGCTTTAAGGGCATAGATCAGGTCGATCAGGCTATCGGCCGGATCGATCGCTGCAAAGCCGCCAGCGGCCCCGGTTGTAAGGGTGCCAAGCGAGCCCCAGGACCAGGATGTTTCGTCAACGCGGGTATAGGAAAGAAATCCTTTCGGTTGATTAATGCCGTCACCGCCGACAAAGGCCGCGCCCTCCTGCTCGGCGAAGGCGGTTTCCACTTCCGCGGCGATCCAGGCGTCCATGTCGACGGCCGCATCTTCCAGAAGGCCAGCGGTCGCCGCCGGCATGGCATAAAGCTCCACGGCTGGGAAACTGAGTTCGGCAAGCGTCGGCGAGGTCGTTTCCGGGCGGCTCGCCGTCTCGCCGACCCAGCCGGCCTGCGGCCCGCTGATCGAGAACGGCTTCTTGTAGGTTGCCGCAGACACCTTCCTGACCCCGGCGATCGCCCGAATCGGCGACACCTCGGCCATGCGGGCAAGGATCCCGACCTCGGTTTCCTCCGGCACTAGATAGCCGCCATCGGGATCGGAGCCCGCCGACATCGCCTTCGTCTCCAGCGGCCTCAGTCCGTGCTCCGCGCCGGACCGCATATAGGCCTCGAAGGCAGCCTTGTGCTCCAGTGCAGCGCCTGACGGTCCAACAGGAGTGCGCGAACTGCGCGCGCCCAGCTCCGGGCGCCGCGCCTTGAGGCTCGCCTCATCGAGGCGGCGCTGCGCGGCATCAAGCGCCGTATCGATCCGGTCGAGCCGTTCCAGGGTCACGACATCGGCCGCGCCGCGGGATTCGATTTCCGCAAGCCTGGCGTCATTGGCCTCGCGGTAAGCTTCGAACGCCGAGAAGAAGCGCTCGAAACCGAGGGCGACTTCCTGGCCATCAACGCCGGAAACACCTGCGCCGGGGTCGATTGCCTTGGTTTCATAAGGCCCCACGCCGGATGTCAAATCATTCGGATTGGTCATTCACTTGCCTCCATGCATGCGCCTGAAACCGGATCGATCCGCCCGGCCCGGAAGCAGCCGGACCCGGGCGCCGTCCAGTTGCGGAAAAGTCACCAGCGAGATTTCCCAAAGATCGAGTTCAAGCAATGTGCGTCCGACCCCGCGGCCAGATCGTAGTGCCCGCCGGGCCTTGAAGCCGATCGACAACCCGTCGAGCGCGCTCACCCGAATCAGTTCCGCTGCTTCACGCGCAAGTGGAACGCCGATCGCCAGTGTTCCAATCACCCGAAGTCCGCGGCTGTCCTCGACGATCCTGTCCCAGGTACCGATCGGCCGAGCCGGGTCGTGCTGCCACAGCATGCGGATGCCGCTCGTGCCGCGCTGGCGCAGCGTCAACGAAAACGCCCCCCTGAGCACCGTGTCGCCTGCGCCGTCGCGGCGGCCGAACAGGCTCGCATAACCTGCGATCCTGGCCACACCACTCAT